CGTATTTGCTAGTTCTTTCATTTTTGCCATGTGAACATCTTCTACATAAGCATGTTCATCTACCATATTCATTTCTTCTGCTAATTCCATAATCATATCAGCATAGTGTTGAGTCTTCTCAACTTGCTCTTTAGTTGCTGTGTTTGCCGCGATTGCTTTTTTCTCTACCTTGAATAGCATATCATGAAGCATTGCAGACTCTATCGCCGCATCAGAAGCTTCAATATCTTTATACACTGCAACAGCTGATGGGCAAATATCAAAATGTTTACTCTTAAAATCGCCTACAACAACTTGATCTGCGGGAACTTCTGCTGTTTCAGATTCAGGCATTGGGGTGTCAGTAGAATATACTAAATAATCACGTGCACCGTTCATCATAGCAGAACATTTAGCAAGCTTGTTAGTCCACCAAGTTGGGAGTGATGCTTCCATATCTTGTGGCAAAGAATCTAAAATATCATTAGCATCTTCAATAATGGTTCTACACATTCTACGTGAAGAAGCTACATCAGTATGTCCATCTTTTTTCATTTACGTTTCCTTTTAAATCCTATTGGCTTAGAGTATTTAATTGGATACCCGAGCGAACGTTCTTTATTGATAAATTTCTCAAGTGTAGAATAACCCAATTTGCCACTGGTGGCAAGTTTTCTAATTCGTTCATTACGGCGTATACCCTGATTTGGGAATCTTAAAAACTTAAATTTTCCAACTTTGCGTAGTACTTTAGGTTTCATATGTTGTATTTTGAGCATAGGCGTCAAAAACAGTTTTCTCTCCTGTCTTCAAATTTTGCTCTTCCTTTTCTATTGAAGATATAAGTTTACCACACTGTGATTTACACAATTTAAATGATCTCTCATAACCTTTTAAATAATCTTGAAGTTTATTCCAATAATCATAACTTAAAATCTTTTCCATGGGAACATGAAAACCGTTAAACATCTGTTCAAACTTAGGAGGATAGTAAAAACGATCTCCAGACGTCTCATCATAGTAATGGCCACCTGTCCAACAACATCTAAAAACTAAACCTTCAGGAGAGATGTACCACTTACCCCAATCATCCCATACACAACGAATTATTTTCTCTGCTGTTTTCATTGCGTCAGTTTTTTTAGTATGAACAAATTTTCCAGATTTAGGTGCGAATACGTCACGAGAAGTCTTCACAGTAGAGAACGTAGTAAATCCAGAATCTACAGCAATTTGTTTAGCGGTATCTACCTGATGTTTATTATGCTCAAAAACGATATACTTCCAATGTACTTGAGGACGTTGCGTAGCTATAACTGACTTTGCATTTGCTAACACATTTTCGAACTTAGTATTAATACGGTACTTAGAGTGAGTATCTTCTAAACCATCTAAATCAAAGTTTATAATATCTTTATCTGTTAAAATATTTCCTACCTCGGTCCAATAATCATGACCATGTATGCCGCCGTTTGTGTGTATTTTAATCTTAGTACCTTGTGACTTTACATAAGAAATTATTTCTCTGAAATCTTTATTCATTATAGAGTCCCCAAAATTACCGTTTAACAGTAACCACTCTACATTTTGTAGGAGTTCAGGATAAAATAATTTTTGAAAATTGTCATAAGTGATTGTATGTTGTTTATCGTTTAAGTTTACTCGGAGAGGCTTCCAACGATGGCACGCTGGGCATCTAGCATTACACCTAAATGTAAGCTCTGTTGTTAATTGTCGGTATTTTCTCATTATGCTAAACTAAATATTGTTACTACTGTTCCAGACGGGATAGATACGTCTTTAAATTGGATAGTATCATTAGATAAGTGATATACGAATTCTGTGTTACCTTGAGTAACTCCATCTAAAGATACTACAGCAATGTTAGCATGTGAGGTGATATCTCGTCCAACGAAAAAACAATTTGACGTACCTAGTGCGGAGTTAACATTAGTAAAGGGTGTCATCTCTGTCGATGATGCAACATTATCTGAAACTACATTGATATTAGCATTAAGACGTGTAAATGTGATAAAATCATTTGAGGCAGCGACGGCTACGTTAGTCACACGTCTTGCCTCAACAGCCGTAGCAAAAGTGCTATTGGCAGTAATTCTAGCCTGTAAAGCAGCAGCATTATCTGTTATAGCAGTATTAAGATCAGCACCACCATATTTAACAGTTGTCGCTGAAAGTATTCCTACAGTAATGTTACTTAAAGTTACAGCCGATAAAGAAGTATTAGAGGGGGGATCTGCGGTATCTGCTACAGTAAATGCTAAAGCAGACTCATCATAAAAGAGCGCTGCATTTCCTTGGTTACCTCTATTAAATAATATACCAACATCAGCAGAAGGAGAGCCTGTCCCTCCCTCATTCAACATTATCATACGGTCTTCTACAGTCAAACTTGTAGAATCGACTATAGTTTGGTCACCATTTACTGTAAGATTTCCAGTAATCACTAGATCATCTTGCATAGTTACTTGTCCGGTAAACGGGGTAGTACCAGTAATTATGTTAGTCACATTTGTGGAAGTTTGATTAAGATTAGCTAAAAGTTGAATAGTGTTAGCAATAGCAGAGATAGAGTTACCGCTTACAATACCAATATTAGCAGTAGCTTGGACGCTGTTGGCAGCCGCGTTAAACGATACTATATCAACATTATTCTCTACAGTATTAATATTTGACTGAAGAGTATTAATGTTAGCTGTAAGAGCGACATGCACTGCGGAAGAATTCGCAGCAGCTGTTAAAGCAATCAAACCTACAGCACCTGGACTTAAATGTCTAGCGCTGATAGCGCCGTTTGCTAATAAAGCAGCACTTAGTGCGTTATCTGCTATTACAGTTCCTGTTACACGTGTTAAAGCCATACTAGCTCCTTAATTAATTATTTTTTCTCATCTTCTGATTCTAATTCCGCAAAAAACTCTGATAAAAAATCTTTTTCTTCTAAAGCTTCTTCTTCAGAATCGTTAAAATGGGCAGCTACAACATCTTTAGTCTCAATCTTTTCTTGTTCTTTAACAGTCTCAACAGATTCTTCAGATTCAGCAACTTCGTCAAAGAAGTCAGCTAAAAAATCTTTTTGCTCTAAAGCCTCTGATTCGTCGTTTTCAAAAAATTCTTTAATAAAATCTTCAACTTGTTCATCTACTGACGGAGGTTTAAGTAACTCATCATGAGTCATATCTATGCAGCATTTTTTTACAAACGATTCGATCCAGTCTAAATCTTCTTGTTTTGTTATTTCTTCAGTTTTATCTAAATATTGTAACTCAGAAACGACATTTTCGCCACGTTTTTCATAAAAAATTCCTACGATTTCCCCTTCTACTAGTTCAGGGATTCTGGGCTCATGTTCACTAATTAAAGTAAGTGGAAAGGCCCTTTGTACTAATTTATTTGCTGCTTTTCCTTTGGAAAAGTCTCTATAATGGCAAAATACCATTTGTTGTTTCATTTCATCTATTTGAAAAAGTATATATTCCATTTGTATCCTATGTTTTAATTATCCAATTTACAACGCAGTGTGGTAAAATAACATCGTGCGTATGCCCAGCAAACGATATAGCTGTGATAGCTGCTGCTGTACCTGCGTCTTTCGCACCTGTCGAAAAGTTTTGTGTTGTAGGTGAATTAGGATTTGCATTACCTGATTGAGAAGTAACTTTTCCGGCCCCAGTTACTGCTCCTGCTGAAACCCCTAAACCAATAGCTGTACTCAATCCGTATAAAGCTCTACCGCGACCGTCAGGCAAATTAAATGTGCCGGATCCGTCTCCCCCACCAAAGTTAACTCCACAAATGGCATATAAAGCTGCGTATGTTGTCCTACTTATTGCCTGCCCACCAATTCGTAGCCAACCAGTAGGAACAGAGGCGGTAGACCCTCCCCAAGCAACTATAGTTCCAGCAGGGACTAAAGGAACAGGAGCTGTAGTACCTCCTTGAATGGCTGATTGCAGAGCTAAATTAGAAGCCATAGGCGCGTAAGCACCCCCCTGATCTTTAAGGTTAAGACCAGCAGTAACTCCTGTAGATCCATGTACATGGATTAAGGCGACGTTAGCAGTAGCGCGAGTACCAAATCCGATAGAAGTGTCTTGAGTGGCGGCAGATGAAATTTTAAGAGTTGCAGCAGCGCCTGCTCCTCCATCTCCTGCGCCTGTTGTGAAGTCAGCTTTTGCTAGAAGAACATTACCATCTTTAAGTCTATCAGCAGTAATACTATCAAAAGCAAGCATAACATTAGTAACAGAGGCATTTGTTGGGGGTATACCCACGTCAACAATGTCTGTCATGTTTGAAGCGTTACCTGATTTTAGATAGAGACGAGAATTACCAGACAAAGAACCAGAAGCTGATACAGTAGCAACAAGCTCCCCTATCTCATATGAAGCAATATTACCTGCTAAAGCAACAATACCGTTTTCAACTCTGTTACCTACACCAACACGGGTAAATTTACCACCTACGGGAGAAGATTTAAAATGTACTGAATCTGATATGTATAACGCATTGGTAAGCGCACTTCTAAAGAGCATACCGTCTTGTTCGCCTACTCCTGCTCCAGAAGCGACAATATTAGTTGCAGTAGGTATAGCTTGAGATTTAAAATTCGTTAAGAGAGACCTAAGAGCATTGTTATACTGAGAACGCGCAGAGTTAAGAGAAGTACCTGCTGTTGGTTCAATAAAGGTATTGGAATCTACTAATGACATATATTATACTCCTGTTGCCGTTACTTGTACGGTGATTGGTCCATCGCCTAGACCAGCTGACGCACTATTCTCTATATCATACAAGGTAAACTGCGCTTGAGTAGAACTAGCTGAGGTGACCAACGCTGTTTGTGCTGTCTCCGTTGCGATTGGTGTAAAATTAAGCACAGGCCTATTCAAAAATCCTGCAGAGGAATAGTTAACAGTTGCAGGACTAGATCCGAATGATACGTCTGTTGTAAAAATTGTAACTTCTTTTTCTAGAGTATACCGAAGTTTATCAAATGTAAAGTCAAACTGTTCAGGCTCTTTGTTGTTTACTACAAATTTTAATTGGAACTGTCGCAAGGTTCTAGTTCCTGCCTCGTAGGGTACAAAACCGCCATCACCATTATCTGCTTGATCAAAGTTGGGATTTCCATCAGAATCAAGAGTTAAGTTACCGGTCGCAAAGCCCCCAGCTGCAACAGAATCATATAAAGCAGAATTTGCTGCGGTAGTAGTTCTAATAAACACCTGAGTAGATACAGCTCCTAAATCTCCTTCAAATGTCTCAGCAGAGCCAAAATCATTAAATTGCTTTAAATCAACTAAAAAGTAATTAGTCCCAGCCACAGAAAGATTTGCATAATTATTTCCTCCAGTAGATGTTCCGTTTGCGAAGAATGTGTTGCCCAG